CCTTCAACGGATATCAAATAGAAAAACTATGATTATTTATACTAACTATTACTCAACTGTATCAGATGAAACAATTTTCAAACTCGGTTCGCGAATATTTTATTGCCGCAACTACTGACTGTAATAATCCACGACTTTGTTGGGATGGTCAAAAATGGATAGTTAATAGGTACTTCGGGCCTTATATTTTAAATAAAATTGGCTGGGAGGTAATATGCTAACAATAACCAACGAGGATAACATGGAGTTAATGGCTCGTTATCCTGATAAATATTTTGAATTGGCTATTGTTGACCCACCGTATGGGATTGGTGGCGGAAGTAATACAAAAAAAATGAATATAGAATGGGATAATAAAATACCAACAAAAGAATATTTTAATGAATTAATAAGAGTATCTAAAAATCAAATTATTTGGGGTGGAAATTATATGAGTTCAAATATTCCATTTAATTCAAAACATACAATTATATGGGATAAACAAAATGGTGATAGTTTTATGAGTGATGGAGAAATAGCTTTTACATCTTTTAATAAACAAACTACAATTTTTTATAGATTATTTTGGATGTCAAATATGATGAAAGCAGAAGAAAAACCATTAATACATCCAACACAAAAACCAAAAAGTTTATATAAATGGCTTTTAGATAAATACGCAAAGCAAGGCGATAAAATACTTGATACTCATTTAGGTTCAGGAAGTATAGCAATAGCTTGTCACGATTACGGGTATGAACTTACAGCTTGTGAACTTGACAAAGAATACTACGACAAAGCAATGCAAAGAATAAATAATCACATATCTCAACAAAAAATTTGTTTTTAACTAAATTATAGTTATATTTGTACCCGTATGAGAGCGACATACATTGTTTTTCATGTTTGTTTAATTAACCCACTGGGGGGAGGCATCGCTCGCCGAACCTCGTGGGTTTTTTCTTTTTAATATGTATACAACCATTTTACATCCCTTAAGAAAGGCGATGAACCTATCCATTAGCGAATACGCTGTTTTGGATTCAATTTACCATCAAGTATTTTATTCGAGTGGTAACAGAACATTCTCGGTTATTTATATATCCGATGAATTGTCATTAACTAAACAAGGCATTTATAAAATAATCGAAAGATTGTTTAATAAAGGTTTTTTAATTAAGATTAAAGACAAAACAATGCCATCAGTATTAACAATTAAGTTAATGAAAGGAGTTCAAAATGGCTAAGGATCCAGCATTCTTGTTTTATGCTTCTGATTTTTTAACCGGAACTATGTTTATGTCTAATGAGCAATTAGGTATCTATATTAGATTATTATGCTCTCAACACCAACACGGAGGGTTAATTGATAAAACTTCTTTTAATTCTTTAGTTGGTCAGCATGATATTGTTAAAAATAAATTTATTGAAACCGAATCAGGTTTTTATAATGAACGTTTAGCTATTGAGATGCATAAAAGAACAAAGAAATCTAATAATTTAAGTAATACAGCTAAAGAGGTTTGGGCTAAAAGAAAAGCCGAAAAAAATACAATTGTATTACAATCGTATAACAATACTAATACAAAACTAAAAGAAAATGATACAAACGTAATACGGATTGAAGATGTAAATGAAATTGAAATTATAAATGAAAATATAAATGAAAATAAAACTAAAATAAAAAAAGCGTTAATTCCAAACTTTGATGAATTTTTAGAATACGCTAAAACAAAAGAACCGAATGTTGATTCATCGGACTTAAAGTTAAAGTACGATAGCTGGTTAGAATCCGACTGGAGTATTAACCGTTCAGGTAAGTATCAAAAAATAGTTTATTGGAAATCTACTTTGTTAAATACTTTGCCATACATTAAAAAATTAACCGTAAGTTCGGGACCTCAAAAAGCACAACGTAATCAATATTTATGAAAAAGTTAGAAGAGAATCTACTCGGTACTATTTTACTATTCCCTCAGGAATTCGTTTTAAGCGCAGATAAATTAAAAGTGGAGTATTTCTACCACTTTGAAACGAAGTGCGTCTATAACGCAATGTGTGAGCTTTTAAAGGGTGGTTTTAACATAGATACCGTTACCGTATGTTTAGAACTTAAAAAAAGAGGTCAATTAGACCAAATTGGGGGTCCGTATTATATAACAAGTTTAACAAATGAAATAGGGAATCTTAATTTTTTAATTAATAGGTTAGTTGAAGTTTATTTAATTAGAGAATTATCTTTTTTAGGACTTCAGATTCAGAAAAAAACAGCGGACACAGTTAATGACCCATTAGAGATAATTGAAGATATTAACAATAAGATATCCGATATTACTACCTTTAAGTTAGACAAAGTAAAAACATTAAAAACAATTTACGGGGACTTAGTTAAAGACATTTACGAAGTTATAAGCTCAGGTCAACCCACTGGGATACTCTCTGGCTTGAATGACTTGGATTCAATAACTGGAGGGTGGCAGAATGGTAACTTGATTATAATAGCAGCACGTCCGGCTATGGGTAAAACCGCAGTAGCTTTACACTTAGCTAAAATACCGGCTTTAAATAATATTCCTGTGGCATTCTTTAGTTTAGAGATGACCGCTTCTGAGTTAGCTGGTCGCTTGGCTTCATCGGAATCTTATATACCAAGTACTCTAATTAATCAAAAAAGAATCGGACTAAATGATATTGAAGTAATGAATACATCATTTAACAAATTATCCGATGCTCCATTCTACATAGATGATTCCTCAGTATTAAGTATTTCGGATTTAAAAGCTAAGGCTAAAAAGTTAAAGTATGAAAGGAATATTAAATTAATCATAGTAGATTATCTACAATTAATGCGAGGTGAGGGCGAAGGTAGTCGGGAGCAGGAGATTAGCTCAATATCAAGAGGATTAAAAACAATCGCAAAGGATTTAAATATTCCGGTTATTGCTTTAAGTCAGTTAAGTAGAAAATGTGAGGAACGACCCGATAAAAGACCGTTATTAAGTGACCTTCGGGAATCGGGTAGTATTGAACAGGATGCGGATATTGTTAGTTTTATATTCCGACCTGAGTATTACGACTTATTCCCTAACGGATACGAATATAAAGGTAAACCAATAGACACAAGAGGATTGATGTTATTCGATATCGCTAAGGGTAGAGGACTTCAAACGGGTGAAGTTGCTTTAAAGTTTGATGGTAAAATAATGAAGATTGGAAATTTGTAAATGTTAGTTTAAATTAATATTTTTGAATTATGAAATATATATTAGGATTACTACTGGCATCGTGTACTCAGTTACCGATGAAACCAACTCAAAGTGAGAACATCAAAGAAGTTGCTCATGGAGTTAGAAGTCCAAAATTTAAATAACAAAAATATGAAAGTAACAGGATTAAAATTGATTTGTGAACGTGCAGATGGAGAAATTACCACTTGGCACGATGTGTTTGAAACAACCGTTGAAGATGTTATCAATAAAATGAAACATCCAAAACGATGGATAGGTGGTAAATTTTTAGAAGCCTATTTAGAATTTGATAACAACGGAAAGTATTACAAGGTTTATTTGGATGTCAAAGAACGTGGCTTTAATCAGTTGCTCGGTTCTTAGCCTGACCGCTAACAAACAGCTATGCGCTCGTTTTAATGGCGCATAGGTGGTGTTATTTTGTTATATTAAATAATATACTTAAATTCGCACTATGAAATATATATTAGGATTACTACTGGCATCGTGTACTCAGTTACCGATGAAACCAACTCAAAGTGAGAACATCAAGGAAGTTGCTCACGGTGAAGGATTTGTTATCTATCAACTTACCTTAGATACAAATACTTATTTAATAGGTAAGTCAACAACTCAACTAACAATAAAATGAAAGGCAGAAAAACAAAGTACGACTTTAATTCTTTAAATGTCGGGGACCAATTAATGGTTAATGAAACTCAATTAAAAATGAGTGCAGCAGTGTGTATGTTCGTAAAACGTAAAGCACCTGAAAAAAAGTTTAAGACAGAAAAAATGGATATTGGTGTACGCATAACTCGTATAAAATGACACTCGATGAACAAAAAAAACACTTTGCTGAGTTCACTAAAAAAATGGCTGAAACGATGCTTAAGAAGGGTTTTGATTACGCTGGAACTGATCGTCTTAGTAACTTTAAATTGGCTGGCGCAATTACTGGGACATCGGGACAATTAAACTGTTTAAATTTAATCGCAACGAAGGTAGCAAGGCTTGGAGTGTTATTGCATACTAACAAAGTAAATAACGAGTCAATATCGGATAGCATTCTGGACCTTGCTAACTACGCTGTATTATTAGACCAATTACAAAATGAACGACAAATCAATAAAAATAGCGGAAAGGTTAAATGAACTTTCAGGTAAGGACTATAAAGAATCGGAACGCTTAATAATGGAGCATACTTACTTAATAGTTAACATAGCTAAGCGTAACGGATTCAGCTTGGGAAACTACCAAGGATTAAAAGAACAAAAGAAGGATTTATTAAGGCACATCGCTAAAATGGAGAATGACTTAATTTGCGGAACTTTAAGTGACTTTGAGTATAAAACTAAAATGGCTGATATGAAGTTACTTACACGGATGTTTCTTTATCCGGCTGAGTATCGAACTGGGCAGCGTACTCACTAAGCTTAGAATAAATCAAATCGGGTTTGCCAATACCGTAGATAATTGTTCCAGATTGAAATACAATCTCTGAGTAATATTTACGGTTTTGTCTGCCCTTTGGTATAAAACACCTTGGATTTATTTGTACTATTGGGTCATGTCCGATATTACAATATGCTGTTCCAGTTTCAAATCCATCTTCGATACCTTCAGACCTTAATCTAATAGTGTCTATTTCGGACATCTCTTCGTTATCTAACCCACTTTGAATTGGGAACATAACATCTAACTTTAACCAATGTAAGTCCATTAATATACTTTACCGTTAATTATTTTAAGATTATGAATAATAAATTGACCTGTTTTAATTTCGTGTTCTACGTAACTGAAGCCTAAATTCCATTTGTTAATAGGCATGTACAAAGGATTCATACCACATAAACACCCTTGAGAATGTACAGAAATTACATCACCGTGCATGGTTGATTCTACGTGGTTTGATGTTTTATGGAAGTGACCTATTAAGATATTTGATAATGTTTTAACAAAAGCACCACGAGCTGGGTTGACTCCGCCGGAACCACCAACAAGCTCATGACCGTGAAGTACTGTTAACTTACCGATATGAATTGGTAATTTGTCTTTAACAATATCAATTCTTAATTCGCCTAACTTTAAAAGTATTTCTAATTTAAACTCAACGCAATCAAAAATTTCAGGAGCTTTTAAGAATAAGTACTTTTCAAAGCGTTCATCATGGTTGCCTAATTTATAAACTATCTTAGCATCAGGGAATGTATCTCTAAGCGTTTTTAAAAATGTTTTAACGGACTCAAACTCTTCAAATACACTTCTATCCCTCCAGTTCTTTTCGTGTCGTGATATGGTAGCGAAATCGATTAAATCCCCATTGATTAATATACAATTAACTTCTTTTTGTAACCCATATTCTAAAGCCAAGGTAATTGCATCATTATGTTGATAAGGGAAATGTAAATCCGATAGTATAAGTATTTTACTTTGGTTAATACTGAATGCTTCATAAATATCAGCGTGTGACTCAGGTAACTTAAATGGATTACGTGAGCCTTCGGGTTTAAAAAATGTTTTGTCTTTACGTTTCCTTGAATCTTCTCCGCTTTGACCACGCAAACGACGTATCGCTTTCCTTACATTATCTAAACTTGAAAACTCTGGATTCTCTTTATAAATCTTTTTAGCTAATGTTAAGCTTGGTAAATCAGGAAACCGTTTTAGATATTTTTTAACTATTTCGACCATATTTTATA